CTGCAATATCGCGGGCGATGGCCCCCCGGTCGGAAGGACCCGTAAACACGTGGGTTACGCGTGGCGGCGAGCATACTTCGTATCAGGGAGAGCAGGTCCTCGCTGGGCCTCGCGATGGACAGACGGCGAGCGCCTCTCGACTCCCGCGCGGGGCGCGGTATCCTCAAGTAACCCTGCCAATGTCGTATCGCCCGCGCAGCCGCATCTCGCGTGAGAGGCGCGGGTGTGTTACGTCGGCGGGCAGGTGGTGATATCCTCAAGTCACTCAGTTCCTGTGCAGGTTGAAGAGCTGTCCTTGAGTGGGCTCCGGCGTGCGCCCTGTTACGTCAGGGCGCCGTGTGGGTGCGGCAGGCCTCTTGGCATCAGGCCCTGCCTGCTCGTCCTGCTCGGGCGGCTCAAAGCCCACAGGCAGGCGTCCCTCGGCTCGAGCCCTCTCGTAGTAGCCCTGCGGCGGCACGTGCTTGCCCTCCAGCAGAGCCTTCAGCCTGGTCGCCGGCGTCTGACACCCCTTGCGCAAGGGCTTCTCGTAGGGCAAGCGTCCGCGGGTCCAGACGTGTTTGTAGATTTCCGTCTTCCTTCCGCTCTGCCGCTTTGACGAATGGCAGATCCACTCCACGCGCGGATCGATCCGCTCGTTCAGTCCACTCTTGCGGGTGCTCGCACAGCGGTCCCCGTAGAGCTCGTCGACGGCCCGGTCCATCTCCCGGCCGGTGATCTCCTCGCCGCTGTGGGCGCGTAGGTAGACGAGTAGCCGGCCGACAGCCGCGCGTGCATTCGGTTCACCATTCGAGGCGAATGCACGGCCTTCGTTGCTCACGTCAACCTCCTTAGTTGCTCAGCGCGATCTCACAGCGCCGGCGCACATCGCCCACGATCTGGCAAACGCGGCTCTCGCTGACCCCCAGGTATTCGGCGGCTCTCTTCAAGGTGCCATACTCGATGTAGGCGATAAGCACATCGCGCTCACGCAGCGAGAAACACACCCCCATTTGCCTCTCAAGCCGCGCGCAGGCCTCTCCGACACCTTCCATCTGCGACTCCACATCGACAGCGGGGACCGGCGGCAGGATCGCGCAGAGCGGATGATCCACGCCATTCACGGTCATCTTGTCGAGATATCCCTCGATGCTGTGCAGCTTGACTATCTCGCCCCGGCTGTTGCAGCGGTACTTGTATGCAGATCTCCACGCGTCCCGAATCCGGTAGCACACCCTGGCCGTCAGCCAGGTCTTGAACGACGCGCCCCTGCCCTTCTTCCAGGTCCGCAGCGCTTCGGCCATCGCTTCATTCGCCGCGCCATCGATGTCCACCCCCGGATGCCTCATCCCCCGAGTCTTGGAGAACTCGTGCGCGACCTTGTAGGCGTAGGGCATGAACTCATCCACGAGGGCTTCCGCCTCGGCCGCCTTCATCTATCACCCTTCACCTTGAACAGGTCGACCTCTTCCCGCGAGAACTTCTCCAGCGCGCGTTTCACGTTGCGCTGCGCCGTGCGGTAGTAGCTCTCTTTGAGTTCAAAGCCCGTGCAGCAGCGGCCGGTCTCGACGCACACCCAGGCCGTCGAGCCGATGCCCATGAACGGGTCCATCACGCAGTCGCCCGGCCGGCTGTATAGGTAGATGCACCGGCGGATAACCTCCAGTTGCAGCGGGCAGACGTGCTTCTCTTCCTCGCTGCCCCTGGCCGCGCGGTAGCCCTCGAGCACGTCGATTTCGAGTATGTCATCCCATACGCCACGCGCCCACCTGATCCAATCATCCTGCGAGAACCATCCCTCGGGATTGTCCTTGGGGTCATATAGCCCGCGCACTGCCTGACCCTCACCCGGCTTGCGGAAGAAGAGCACGTAATCATTGGCCGCCGGCGCCAGCGCCCGGCTGTCGCGCTTGCCGGTCACGAACATCAGCGAGTGCAGTTTGCGGCGCTGCGCGACCGCCTGCGGGTTCTTGGGAATGGCCACTTCGCCATGCGGGTCCAAGCCGTGGTTGCGGGCCAGCGTGATCACCGCGCCGCGGAAGTCCCGCATGCCCATGTAGCCGTGCTGCACCTTGGTAGTGTTCAGCTGCTGCACATGGCAGGCGAAGACGGCACCTGGTGCCATCACCCGCACCAGCTCCTGGAAGAAGAATCGCATGTGCAGCCCGAACTGCCCGGCGTGCATGTCCACGCCGTCGGAGTTGTTGCCGATGTCCTCGGTCTTGCCGGAGTACATGAACAACGCCCCAAAGGGTATGCTGCTCACCACCAGGTCGACCGAGTCCGCCGGTCCGTCGTGCATGCCCTCGATGCAGTCCCGGTTGTAAATGGCGATGTCGGCAGCACTGCTGCGCCCTCGCGCCTTAGCACGGTTGGCCTCGACGGCGGCGGCGTCGGCCCCCTTGCGCCTACGCGGCACCAAGCACCTCCTTCATCGCCTCGCAGTAACAGCGCTCCATGATCTCAGTGTCCCGCTCGAAGGCCGCGGACTTGCCCTGGACGTTGTCCCACACCACGCCCTCGAGCGCGCGGATGTACGGAATATGCACGCGCACCACGGAACGCTGGCCATAGCGGTAGGCGCGGCGCACGGCCTGGTAGAAAGCCTCGAAACTGTCGTCGAACCCGCTGAACACCATGGCGGTGCAGTTCTGGAAGTTGAGCCCGTGGCCCAGGAGCCGCGCGCGCGTGATCATGGCCGGCGCGCCGCCCTTGCGGAAGCGCTCGATGATCGCCGGGCGCCGGGCGGTGGGCACCTTGCCGGTCAACACCTCCAGCCCGTCCACATCGGAGAGCAGCTCTGCCAGGATGTCGCTCTCGGCGTCGAAGCAGGTCCATACCAGGACCTGACGGCCTGCCGCCACCTCGTCGCGCACGATCCCGGCCACGATCTCCGGCTTGCGGCTGCTGACAGGCACCGCCTTGCCGCCGTCGTAGTAGAAGCCCTTGGCCAGTTGGCTGAACTTGGCGCGCTGGACCACCCCGAGGCTCGGCGGTTCGAAGAGCCTGCATTGCCCGGCCGAATCAGGTACCACCCTGACCGCTTCGCGCTGCTCGGCCGTCGGCTCTATCTCCCGCACCAGGATCTCCGGCTCGGGCAGGTCTTTGAGGTTGTCGGCGAAGCCGTAGCGCGCCGGGTGCCGCAGGTAGACGCTCCACCCGGCCATGAAGCGGTAGAATGCCTCGCGCGCGTGCTCTTTGACCTTCCACTCGCCGGACTTCTCTCGCCGGAAGAACGTCCAGATGATTTCACCTTCGTTACGCAGCTTCTCGAGGAATGAACCCTGCGAGGCGTACTCCATCGTATCGTTCGGCGCCGGCGTGGCGGTCAATGACAGCTTGTGCTCGATGCCGCGGGCGCTCTTGACCAGCGCCCACTTGATACGCCCGCCGCCGCTCTTGAGCAGGCTGGCCTCGTCGAGAGCCAAGCTGCCGAGCCGCGAGAGCTCGCTCATGCGCTCCGGCTCGCCACGGCGGGGGATGAATTTCTCGGGGTTGGTGATGCCTATGCATGTATCGCGCGCCGCGCCCTCGCAGAAGTCGCGCAGCTCGGCCTTGCTGGCCAGCTTCACGAGTTCCAAGCCGCCGTCGTAGAACTTCCGCGCCTCGTCGCACCACTGCTCGATGATGTTGAGCGGCGATATGATCAGTCCGCGCGAGCCCGTCCGGTGCGCCGCCTGGCGGGAGAATTCCAGCCCCATGGGCGTCTTGCCGAGGCCGGTGTCGGCCCATATCGCGTAGCGCCTGGCCTCCAGCGCCCGGCGCACCATGAAGTCCTGGTAGTCGAACAGACTCGGCAATATCGGCAGCTTGCCGCCCGGCCGTGACGGCGGATCGACGCCGAGGATCGGCGCGAAGCGGGCCGGGGCCGTAAGCTCGTAGACGTCGCTCTCGTGGTCGTAGTCCAGGCGGTGCTCCGGCAACTTCTTCGACCGCAGGAACAGCGCGTATTCGTCGCGGTCCCAGTCCTTAAACCGGATCCTCAAGCGGTCGGAAAGGAAGTCGACGCAGGCGGTCATGCCTACTCCTCTTCCTCGCTCTTCTCGGCGTCGCTCTCGATCTCGGCGATCTCGTCGACCAGGACCTCCTGCCACTCGCCGAAGCGCACCTGGTCCAGGAGGGCCATTGCTTTGCCGAGCCGTTCCTTGTTCAGCTTGACCTGCGCCGCCGTTTCCTTCTTGCGGCGCTCCAAGCGATACTGCTGCGCGCAGAGCCGGCTGATCGGCCCGCTGAGCCTCAGCACCGCCCTGGTCCTGACCGGGTCCAGCGTCTCACCGGTCTTCTCGTCGACGAACATATCCATGGTCGCATGTGCTTTTGCCACGTCACTCCTCCTCCATCGGTTCGAACTCCAGAACCCATACCCACGGGTTCGTATCCCAGCCCCACCCGCGCTTGGCGTTGATGCTGTTCCAAAGATCCTTAAAGGCTCTCCGGGGATTGGGCGTCATGTCCTGATCCGGCCCGACTGCATACCACCACTTGGTGCCGTCCCACTCGCGATAGACGCCCTCGGTTTTCGCGTCTGCGCCGCTGATCTCCTGCAGACGCTCGACGCGCACGCCCGTCAGGCGCACGCGGTGCCGGCATAGGCTCCGATACATGAAGCGCCCTGGTTGGGCGCGGTGCGGAAATTTCCTCGCCCTGAGCTTGCAGTACTCATCGCGGGTCAGCTCGAGTTCGAAGGGCATGCCATCGGCCCTGTAGGTACCTATGACGCGCCGATCATCGTTGCGCGGGGACCAATCGTTGTATGAGTCGATGCGGTAAGGCTCCCGCAGGAGCAGCTCGTCGCCAGCCTCGCCGTATGGGCAGGGCACGTCGAAGTCAAGCATCTGGTGCGATGCGCGCCCTCCGTTTGCCTTCGCGCTCTCCTCGAAGATTGGCCATAGGTCTGGCCGGACCACCCGCCGCGTCTGCCGCTTCCGCCCCTCCTGGTAGGCCAGGATCATCGGCGCAGACATGGTCAGGCAGCGAGCGCTCTTCAAGGCTTCTTCCTCTCAGCCATCAACTTGCCGATGAAGTCCTGAATGTCCGCCAGGCAGCCCGCGCTCCATACCGTCAAGGCGTGCGGGTACAGGCAATACCTGCGCCACGCGTTCCACCAGCCGATGGTCGCCAGCGTCTCGCCGCTGAGCGCCCGCACTTCGAACTTGTCCGTCCTGCGGTCCGGATCCCGAGGCAGCTTCTCGATGGTGAAATAGCGGTAGGTGGCGACGGTCTTCACGGCCGCACCTCCGCCCCGCCGAATGGCACTAGCGGCGTGCCCTTCGGCAGGTAGAGCGGATGCTTCGGGCTGCCGTCGGCGTTGGTGCCCAGGCACTGCAGCCCGCGGTCGCCGAGGCGCGCCGCGACCTCGGCCGCCCGGGCCTTCGCCTGACGGAATGCGCCCCAGCAGGCCACGACGACCGCACCCTCGAGCCAGGTCGCAGCATCCAGGATGGAATCATTCTCGGGCCGCCCTACGGGGTTATACTCGGTGATCAGCTTCTGAGGATCGGCGCTGACCAGGGCGAACAGATTGACCATCACTATCCCGCCGCAGCCCCATTCCTTTGCGAACCCGACACATCTCCGAATCGTAGGATCATCGGTTCGTGAGTTGGCCGTGGATGGGTTGAGGCCGATAAAGACGGCTGGCTTGGACGCCCGGTAGAAGAGCGGCAGCCCTTCCCAGTTGCGCGTCAAGCGGTAACGATAACGACCGCACTTGGAGAAGTAAGCTGTGCCGGTCAAGGCTTCAGCTCCTCCATCCCCGACCAGTACCTGCGCAGGATCTCCATGAATCGACGCTTCACCGCGCTCACCTCTCGGCCGGCCTCGGTGCGCACCCACCGGGTTACCCAATTACGATGCTTCTCGGCCATCTCCTCATTGCATGGCGTTGACCAGTATTTCCCGCCGCTGGCCATCAAGACCTTCGCTTCGCAACTGAGCGCGAGATTGTCGATATCCCGCATACAGTCCGGCTGCACCGCGCCCGACAGTTCTGCGATCAAATCGTCGATTCTCCCCGCGGCCCGCCCCCATTCATCGCCGACCAGGCCGGCGAGCTTCATCGGTCGGGTGGGGTCGCCCAGGTAGGCCTCATGTGCGTCATGTAGGAGGGCGCCCAGTATTTGCGGTTTCGGTCTATGCATGCGCCGGGCAATGCCGGCACACACGAGAGAATGCTGAGCGACGGACCAAGCGACCAGGCGTCGTTCGCCGTCAGCCATATGCACGCCGGTGGCGCCATTGAATCTGTTGACCAGTGAAAGGTGCCCAGCGACATCGTGCCAGTCGAGCGTCGTAATGCTGGGCTCCTGCAAGACGAAGGCCTTGCCCGTAAAGGTCTCGATCCAAGGTCCGCTCATCTCAGTCTCCTCATTGCTTCTCCAGAAACCGCCGGGCCATGAACGCATTGCGCGCCCTGTACAGTGCCGGCGTGTCGGTGATCTCGGCCAGGTTGCTGCGGACCATCCGCTCTAGGATTACGACCGCGCGGGACAGGCTGTCCTCGTCGAGTCCCCCGCCTATCGCCTCGACCAGAGCCAGGAACCTCATGCACCGCCCCGCTTCCATGCATTCGTGGTGGTAGCGCATGGCCAGCTCCCAGTCCTCGGCCGGGATGTGCTTGACCTGCTCGTCCAGGGTGTCGCCTTCGTACACGTCACTGCTCCGCGACCGAGAGCGAGGCCAGCACTTCCTCCTCGACATCGCCGCCCATCACCACGTCGGGGTCGATCTCGTATTCGCCCAGCCTGTCCGTCAGAAGCTCGAGCACTGCCGTGCGCAGTTGCTCAGGTTCCACCTCATCGGGCACGTCCATCACCAGCGCGTACTTCGGCATCAGTCCACCATCCCTCTCCCCGCGCCCCACGTCTCGGCGGGCACAGGCTCGGCCGCGGTCTCGGCCCGCTCGCGGTGCTTCTCGATGTCCGCCGGGTCGCAGTAGTGCCGGGTGTAGACCTGGACGTAGCGCGTGGCCTGGTCGCGGGTGTCAACCCGCCGGCCGTCGAGGCGCATGCCCGTACGGGTGAAGCCGTGGGTGTCCGCTTCCTCGGATCGCGTCCAGCAGTCGATACCCACAGCTTCCGGGTTGCACGGGCCGTCGCGCCGCGCGCAGTAGTCCTCGCTCTCCGGCAGCCACAGCACCTTCTTGCCGCAGCGCCTGCAGTCGGCGAGCTGCGCGACGCGGCGGGGCGGGTACTTCTTCTTGCGGTGGGCCATCAGTTCACCGACCCTTCCCGCCCCCGCCGCAGGATCTCCTGCAGTACCGGCGTCGCCGCGATGAGCCTGGCGGTCTTCAGGCTGCGGATGCCCTCGCAGATCACCTTGCGCCGCTTGGCTGTGACCACCCGGTATCCCCGCGCCTCGCCGCCCATGGTGCTGACCTCTTCCACCACCCATCGCTCCATAATCAGTTGGTCCCGGCGCGGGGGGACACGGTCCCCCGGCTGTCAAGGGCGTGAGGTTTTTCAGTAAGAGATCTGGATTGGACCGCCCCCGCCGGCACATTGCCGCGCGCCGGGACCTCAGCAGGGCCTAGTTGCCCTGGCTGCTCGTTTGTGTGGGGGCGCCGGGTTTCGGCGGGCGCCCCCATTCCTCTCGACCCGGCGCTATGCTTCCCGCCGGCGTCGATCTCGCCGCTGAGTTTCGGCGTGTCTCCGCTCAGACCATTCACGGCTCCGCCGGGGCTATCCGCGCTTCGCCCAGGCTTCTTCGCCTCGCATGAGGTATGGCTGGTCCCGGGCCGAGGGCGGTCCGCGCCCTCGCGGCCTGCACGCGCCGTGTGCTTCGGCCGCTGCCCCCCCGGCAGCGCCCGGGACGTTGACTCGTCGGAGGAATGTGGGAAGGGAGCAGCGACCGCTTCGCGGGTTTTCGGTGCCCCGCTACTTTGGCCGCCGATGCGACCTTGAGCGCCCCCGTCCGGGCTTTCGTTGCGGACTTCCACCGCAGGGCGCTGCGATCGTAGTTTTTCAGTGCCCGCCGCTCCCTTCCCACAGCCCTCGGAAATCTCCTTCGCGCGGCATCCGCGGCAGTAGAACATCCGGCCGCAGTTGCCGAAGGCCCTGGCCACCGCCAGCGTCTCGCGCGAGTACATGCTGCACTTCATGCAATCAAGCACGGCCGCGCCCCCCGGCGTGAATCCCCGCTTGGTCCTCCGCCGTGCGCGCGAGGTCCAGCAGGCTCTGCCGCGACCACCGCCATGTTTCGTTCTTGCCCTTGCCGCGACCGGGCAGCACCATATACCGTGCGCCCATCGCCGCCAGCTTGTGCCGGATGGCCCGGAGTCGCGCGGGGCTCAGGCGCAGCAGCGCCGCGGCTTCCTCATGGGTAAGAAGATCGTCGCGGAGTTCCTCCGCGAGGCTCGCGACGATCTCCTTCCCCGTCACCGGCCAGCCCCCCCGGCCAGCCGCATCAACTTGCGCGTCTCGATGCGTTCTTCATCCATTCGCGCGCCGAGTTCGGTCTCGGCCCGCTTTGCCACGCGCGAGAAATGCTCCGCGAGTTCCACGCAGACCGCCGGACTGACGGCGCCGGCGAACAGCAGCCCGGCCATGGAGCACACCAGCGCGAATCGCTGCCGCTCTCTCATGGCATGGCCTCCGTTAACTTCGCGAGGTTCGCGAGGACCTGGTGCATCAGAATCGCGCAAATGCCGTAGACCGCGCAGGCCGCGATCACCCGCCAGGTCTCGCGCCAGAGCCGCAGCCAGAACCACCGGACGAACCGCTGCCAGCGAGTCATTGCACCGCCCTCGCCGCCAGCAGGCACCCCGCCTGCAGCCCCGCCAGGATCACGGCCACCATCACCGCGGCGATCACCGCCGCCGCTTCGGGGTAGCGCGCCTCGAACTCGTCGGTGTCCATGCGAAGCAGTTGCCAGAGGCGCGTCATCTGTCAGCCTACGTCGTATCCGCGGTGCACGCGGGGCGCGTCTTCCGGGCCCTTCCAGTATTCGTCGATCCACAGCAGCTTGACCTGCGACCTGCCCGGTCCGTGCCGGTAGTGATGCCAGTGACCCCTGACCGTGAATCTGATGCTCATGTGGAAATGCCCTCCTCCATCCGCGGAAATGTGCCGCGGAAGACTCGTGTCGATCCGGATCTTCCGGCCGACGTCAAAGTGCTCCATGCCCGACATACCCGCGAACTGCACCAGCTTCGCTTCGCGCCGGCGTTTCTTACTGGACTTCTTCTTGCTGGTGGGCATCGGGTGGATGTGCGCCGGACTGATGATGGCGTTCTCGGCGTTGAGGTAGAGGATCATGTTTGTGAGCATCCGCAAAGCGGTCACACTCACTCCACCCTTCTCAAAATGCTTTGCGCATGCTCGCACCCATGCATTCGAGAGTCGCTCGCCACTAGTGGGCAGGTACCCTTGGACGAACGGATCGTGCAGACCCGGGTCCGGTTCGAAACAAAGAATGACATACAAACCTTTGCATGGTGCCCCCGGAACCAATTCATTATCTGCGAGGTATATGCCCGTCAGATCATCGCGCTCGATGCCACCCAGCGTCTTCCGTTCCCTCCATGCCAACCCGGGACGCAATGCGAAATAGCAAGCGGCATATGGGAGGCGCAGCTCATCGGTCATTGCCCGGGGACACGCCTCTAAGAGGTCGACAACTAGGCGCGAGCGAAAGTCAAAACACTTCCGACCATGCTCAACGAAGGTCGACACCATCCACCAAGCGTTCCCGTTGGTCCATGTACTCCTGTTCTCGATGAGGCCCAGTCTGGTCAGGAACTCTGCCAGTGCAGACGGTCGGCACTCCAGTTCCCGCATGACCGCATCGATCTCTGGCAACGCCGTTCCTTGGCGCTCCATCAGGATGCGAAGCCTCTCAAGCAATCTCTCGAAGTGCGTCTTTCTCACCGTAGCCCCGCTTCCTGCTGCGCGGCCATAACGATCAGCGCCAGGACGGCCTGCGCCTCTTCGGCCTCCTGCTGAATCTCGATGGCTTCGGGGATGTTTATCTCACCGTCATTGGCCAGGGCCTGCGCGTGCGCCTTCATCACGTCTGCGACCTCGTCCAGCAGGCTGGCCACTCCCACGCCATAGGCGGCAAGGGCACCCTCTATCTCTTCAAGCCGTTTGGTGGGGACGATCTTGGTCCCGCGCATCCAGTGATAGAGGTTGCGCACGGACACCCCAATCCTGTTAGCCACGAATTGGATAGGGTCTTTCTTCAGCGTGCCCTTGCGCTTGTGGACCACATCGCACAGCCTGGCCAGCAACCACAGCGGATCACGCAGCTCGTCGAAGGCCACTTCTGCCTTGCTCATTGGCCTTGTGCCCCCTGCTTTGTTGCGGCAGACTGCTTGCGGGGGGAGGGGACTATGGATAAGCTCGGACCGGTTGGGGAGGCCGACGCGCGTGCGTGCGCGCGCCGGCGGCTCGCGGGCGAAGGCGACCCGTCGAGCGCACTCCCCGTCAGCAGTCTTGGTGAGAAGGTGCCCCTGAACTCGATGCAACCGCGCGACACGTCAGGAATCCCCACGCCATTCGATCTCGTCGGCGTTGGACAGCGAGAAGCGGGCAATGCATTTCACGATGGCGCATGCCCCGGGATAGCGCTGCAGCTTCTTGGCGTTCACAGCCTGCCAGCGTCTCAAGAACCTGCCGAGGCAAGTACCCGATGTGCGAAGTTCGTAGCAACGCACCTCGAACGTCGAATCGCCATTGTCGGTAACGCGGCCGCTGCCGGTTACCGTGATATCCATGTGCTGAGCATCCACCGCTCAGAACTCCACCAGCGCGGGGCATCCGTCGCGGTGCACGCCGCGCCGTCCGCAGTCCGGACAGGGCTCCATGTGCCCGATGCCGCAGGCGGTACAGCACAGCGTGTCGGGATCGATGGCCTCGCCGCAGTCGTCGCAGAGCGCGTCAGCACCGCGCTCGGTGTACGCAACCATGGCGGCGGGCGAGAGCGCGGGCGCGCTCTTGCAGCCGCAGCCCGGGCACGAGCCGCGACCGTCGAAGCCGGTTTCCGTGATGATCTTGTGGCACTCGATGCAGCGATAGAGCATGGCCATGGGGGGCTCCTCTCCGAGCGGGCGGGACGGGACAGCCAACTCCCCCCTTTGGCGCCGACCAGAAGGTGGGCAGGATGCCCTGGTCGCTGGCTGGCCCGTTCCGCTCGCTCCGTGGTGAGTCACCGTGGTAGCCTCCTGGTCGGCGTGTCTGCTTACACGGATAGCTCAAGTTCACCCGGAAGTCAAATGATTTCCCAGAAAACAAATGACTCGCGCTGGCGGAATGGCGCGAGATGTGGAGGCCATAATGCCTTGGGACAGTGAGATAGCCATGCATTTGCGGCGCGCGAGAAAACGCAAGAAACTCACGCAGACGCAGCTTGCGAATGTCCCTGCGCCTGCGGTCGCCCCGGCAGGACGCCATCGCCCGGGCCAAGCACAAGGATCTCCAGAAGCGCTGGCGGCGGGGCGAGGCGATCTTCCCCGATCAGACCGTGCCGCGCTCAGGAATGGCGGCCCTTGCCGCCGTAGATGCCTTCATGGCCACGCGCAAGGGCAAGGTGGCACCTACCACCTGGCAGACCGACTTCAACCGCCTGAAGCGATTGTGCGCGCAAACAGGGGTATCCACGTTCCGGGACCTCAAACGCGCCGGCGTCGAGGAGTTCCTGGCCGGCGTCCTCGAGAAGGGCGCGAAGACCACCTACAATCAGTACATGCTCATCACCAGGGCCTTCCTGGCCTACTGCGTCCGCAAGGGCTGGGCGCGGGATAACCCCCTCGACGGGGCACGGGTGCTCGAGCCCGACCAGCCGGAGATCTCCTACCTCGACAAGAAGGCCCGGGCCGCGGTGTTGAAGGCCTCCCGGAAAGACTACTACCGGGCGCTGGTGGACACGGCGATCTACGCCGGGCCTCGCTTCGGGGAGCTGGTCCACCTGGACCTCCGGGACGTCGACCTGAAGCGCCGGCTGCTTGCCGTCAGGAAGACCAAGACCCGTCGCGGCCGGTCGGTGCCCCTGGACAGGAAGCTCGTGACCGTTCTGCGCAGCCACATCGCCGCCCGCCGGAAGGCCGGCGCCAAAGAACGCGATCCGCTCTTCACCCCTGACGCCAGCGACGCCCTGCCGGCGAGCTATCGCGAGAAGATCATGTCCGGCCGCATCGGGGGGTACCTCAACCACTACATAGAGGACCTGTCGAAGCGCAGCGGACAGCCGTGCGGATGGAACATCTTCCGGCACACCTTCGGGAGCCTGCTGGCCCAGCAGGGCGTCAGCCTGTACCAGATCGCCGAGTGGATGGGGAACTCACCGAACGTCTGCCGGCGGCACTACGCCGCGCTCAGCGGGGAGTGGAGCGACAAGATCGAGGTAAGGTAGACCTAACCGGTAGGCCAGAAGCCCAGGCTGAATTCCGCCGCGGACACCTCGACGGTGGCGCCGGCATCCACGTAGACCTTGACCACTTCTCCCTCCGCGACTATGGCAAAAGCATCGGGAGCATGCGTCGCGCCCGTGCGCGTCTCCGACTCCTCCTGATACGTCGCCACTACAGAACCCGCCACGGAGATCTTCGTGCGGCGCTGGGTCAGCGTCGCTACCGGCAACTTGTTCCAGATACTGTTGACGCACACCTGGACCACCCCCGCGCAGGGTGCGGTCCATTCGTACGCCTCGTCGTCGAAGTTTCCGTCATCCTCCAGAATGTTGTCGAGTTCCAGCACGGCTTGCGATGAGACGTTCTGCGCGGAGGACATCTCCACCCGGCAGACCGTCGGGGCCGTAGAGGACGCTCGACCGGGCACCGTCGCCCACCTGACCGGCAGATTGCCGACATGCTCCTCGAGATCGTCGAGCCTGGCGTCCTGCCCGCGAATATGCCGGGCTACCGCGCGCACGTCGCTGAGGCCCGGGAAGTCCACCATACCGACCACGTCCAGCTCCGCGAAGTCGGTGCTGATGGTCGTGAAGCCGCCGGGCTTCTCGAAATCCCAGGCGCGGGCGCTGACGATCGCATTCACGGGCTCGGAGTAGCTATCCGAGCCTACGTTCGTAACCAGCGACCCGGCCGCGTAGCCCATCTCCAGGCGGCGCAGCGGTATCGTCGCAGCCCGCCGCGTCTGGCCGTACCAGGCGCGGGCCAATGCGGCAATGCGCCGCAGCCTTTCAACATCGTCACGCACGGCACCGCCGGCCGAGTCACGCACCAGCGCGCCGGCGGTCACGCCGGTCACCGTGTTGGGGACCACGTACCAGTAGTGCGCGGTGGGCACGTCGATCACCAGCTCGGGCGCGGCCTCGATCTGGTCGGACGCAGAAACCTCCGCCTCGACCTTCAGATGCTCGTCGGTTTCGACGCAGACCGTGGCGACCAGGTTTTCGTAATCGAAGAGCGGATCGGTGTCGCTGTCCGCCGCGCCGCCGGCCCAGTGATTGAGCGCCAGCAGGTGATTCGGGCTGACCTTGACGAGCAGGCCCATCCCCCGATCCAGCATCCGGACATGCATGGTCACGCTGGTGTCTTCGTCGTTGACGTAGGGCGTGTCCACCTGGTGCCAGGCACCCTCGGCGTCCTTGACGCAGACCAGCGGTTTACGGTATTCGGCCACCACACCCGCCGGTGCATTGTCAGTGTCTTCGGCGAGGATCAGGTGGCGCAGAAGCGGGCGGTCGTCGGGGAAGTACTGCGCCGGCACGGCCGGGTAGACCGTCCCGTCGGCCGAAACCGAAAGCGCCACGTTGTGCCCGCCATTGCCCTCTCCGTCGTAGGCCATCCAGTCCCAGGCCGCGGGGATCCTGAAGGCCTGATAGACCCGCGCGTACTTGTCGGTGGCGCGCTCGCGGTCGTGCTCTTCTGATTCGTCTTCCGGCGTGCCCGTGCCGGCCTCGTAGGCGGCCTCTTCCGTAGACGACCACAGTTCCTCGAGCGTGCCGTCCGCGAAGCTGACCGTGAACATGGCTCGCAGGCGAGCGCCCCTGACCGTCACCTTGTCGTAGCGCACGCTGTCGGTGGCGCGCACGGTCAGCTCGCGCACGTCCTTGTCGCTGCCCAGCAGCATGGACGCGTCCTCGGTGTTCGCGGGGATGGTCAGTGCGCCCACCGAGACCGGCGAAGCCAGCGTGGAGAAGACGTGCACCACCAGGTCCCCGCTGCCGCTGGTCCTCAGACACCAGCCCATCCCGCGCCTGCGGCTGATCAGGTGGTCCAGGGCCTGCTTCAAGGTCTTGCCCGAGGCGTCGTAGACGCTCGTGTAGCCGGTCAGGAGCTCGGAGGCCTGGCCGCCCAGCTTCAGCACGTGCCCGGTGGGCGAGTGGCGCACGCACAGGTACTCGCAGACGTCGTAATGATCCCATACCTCGCCGTCGGTGCCGAAGCAATAGCTGCTGCCGATCTTGCTGGCGTTCCTGTTGCCGAGGATCGCGGCCCCCGGTCCCCGGCCGACCCGGCGGTTGAAGGCCGGCATGCGCCCCAGCCCTATCGGCGAGCCCGATTGGTCCACCACCGCGGCCTTGAGCGGCACGCGGTCCAGCAGGTAAGACAGCTCGAGCGCCGAGACGACCTGGTGCCCCTGCGACGGGCTCGAGGTCCTGGACCCGTCGATGACCGTGGTATCGTCCACCAGGATGCCCGTCCACATGGGCTGTACCCAATCCCCGGGGTCGGCCGCCGTGACGATCCGCTGGATCTGCACGTACCAGCCGGAGAACCGCGAGGGGGACACGCTCTCGAAACTGGTGCGATCCTCGCGCTTGATCAGCCCGTAGTCGAACTTGAACTCGGCCAGGCCAATGGTGGGCGCCACGCACTCCCGCGCGACCAGAGGCTGCAGGTAATCAACCGGCTGCCACTCGTCAGCCCAGTTGCGCTTGACGAGCACGCGGACCTCGATCTTGTCGGCGATCAGCCCCGACGAGTCCGGCGCCTGGACGCTTACCCGGCCCACGTCACTGCCCCTGCTCGTAGAGCGAGCCGAAGAAGATGCCCGCGGGCGACGGCGCCGCCGGCCCGTCGGTGTCGGCGGTGGTGCTCTCGATGTCGGTGTTGTCGCTGTCGACGTTCACCGGGCCGGCGTCCACGCGCCTGGTCCGGACAATGACCTTGACCGTGGCCCCATCGCCCAGCGCCCCGGAGGTCCAGCTCAGCCGGGCGACACCGTCGCTCTTGATCATTGACACTTCGGTGGGCGTGTCGAGGTCCGGATCCGGGTCCGATCCATCGGACGTGAGATAGACGAGCCACTTCGTGGCCGCGTAGGCGCCGTCCGGCGTGTAGAAGTACTCCGCGGTGACCAGCGCCGTGCCGCCGGCAGCCGGTTCGACGGAGTACCATGCCGGGGCGCTGGGCCGCGTGGTAACCTGCGCCCCGGCATCGTCGACCGTGACGGTCCAGGACAGGACGTTCTCGGACGCCAGGCCGTACTTGTTGCGCGCGCGCAGCACGAAGTAGTAGGTCCGCTCCGTGCCCGCGGGCGCCACGTCGAGTGCCGCCGTCTCGTGCGGCAGGCTGGTGAAGGTCTCCCACGGCGCCGAGTCGAAGTCGGGCTCGGCGTCGATTCCGCGATAGAGTTCGTAGCCCGTCAGGGCATCGTTCATCGTCCGGTAGCGGCCCCGCCCCGTCGCCAGGCACGCCAGCAGGATGCTGAAGGCGCCGCGACCGGAGGCCGTATACGACGAACAGACCGCCCACTTCCCGCGCCCCTCGGCCGTATAGGCGCTGGTAACCGCGAACCGCCCTCGACCGCGTGCCGTATATGGCCCGCTGATTGCCCACCCGCCGCGTGTAACCGCCTCGAACCCATTGAGCACGCTGAAAACGCCGCGGGCGATGGCTCCATACGGCATCCAGAAGATACCGTCCCCTCCATTGTAGAGCAGGCCGGCCTCGGCCAGCCCCAACGCCGAATCCCACACGTAGATCTCGTCGATAAGACCGTCGAAGTGATCTACGGGCGATCCGGAGGAATACCGCGCACCCACCTGGAACCCGCGCATGGGCGAGGCATCGTGGAATGCACCCATGCTTTCGGAGGAGTTGATCCATTCAGATCCGTTTACCCACGCGTAGATCCTGTCCGTAACGGTGTCCACCACCACCAGCAGGTGATACCATGCACCGCTGCTGAATGTGTCAACGCTTTCCGCGTCGGCATATGCCCCCGTCGCGCTGTCACGCATATAGATCTTCAGCGTATCGCTGTCGGTTACCGTAATGAGATAGCGCGAATACCCGTCGACCCCCGTGTCTTCCCAGGCGATAGCCTGGGCGAGACCGGTACTTTCGAGCTTGATCCAGCAGGACAGGGATACAATCGTCTTGCCGCCGGTCAGCCCCGCGGCATTGTAAAGCCGGTCAGAACCCCCCCGTTCGAGGTCCACGCAGTTTCCAGCCTTGCCGGTCCCCTGCGCCGCTGTTGCCGGATCGGACAGATCCATCGAGCCCACGGAATCCACGCGCGTTCCGGAGGATTCCTCCATCCTCCAGACATGGAGCAGGTGCTCCATATGAGCGTCGAGTACCGAATGGCCGAATCCGGGCATGGTCTATCCCTGTCCCGTTTCTACGCCGCGTCGAAGCTGAACTCCAGGAGGTTGAGCAGCGAGGCGTCGGCCACCGCACCGGCCGCGATGTCCCGCCTGATCCAGAGGCCTTCCCAGTACCCGCTGGCCAGGTCGCCGATATCCTCGCCGTCGGCGGCAGTGATGCCCACGTTCCAGCTGCCGCTGCAGCTCGAGGGTTCGGTGCCCTCTCCCGTGCCGGTCTCGTCCTCGACCGCGCCGGTGGGCTGGCTGGCCGGGGCCTCCGCGCATATGGCGATGCCCGGCACGGCGTCGGCGGTGTCGTCGCTGGCGCCCGCCGCAGCGCTGGTGCCCAGCAACTCCCTGCCATTGGCCGGCACCGTGAGCACATCGTCCGTGCGCGAGCTGTAATAGACGACCTCGCGCGTGACGCCTCCGGAAGTCCGGATGTGCGCGTAGCCGGTGTCTGGCCAGTCGGCGAAGTCGCCGGCGCCGCCCTCGATGGTCCCCGCACCGCTGGCCCCCAGCTGGTTGGTGGAAGTGGTCATCTGCGTGCCCAGCGTGCCGATCCAGGCCTTGAGCGACTTGACCTGGCTCGATGAATCGTTCTTGATGCCGATGCAGCGGTACTCGTTATCGCCGGTCGTCGCCTCGGCGGAGGACACGTTGTCGAGGCCGACGGCGTTGTTGAACTCGTCGGCCAGCGTGACGGTGGCCGTGCCCGTGAGGTTGTCGGCCGTGGTGCGCGTGACCCGGATGAACTTTTCGGTCTCGCCCCCGCCGCCTTCGAGAATCTTCGTCTCGCCGTTGGCGATGGTCACGCCGGCGCCCTGGCTGCCGCCCGGCGGCGTCCACTTGAGCTCGTCCACGCCGGAGGCCGTCAGCGTGCCCGCCCCGGTCCCGTTGGCCCCGGCCACGAAGTCCACGGTCACGTTTGAAATCGGGCTGGTGACCGTGGCCCCGAGTTGCGTGATCTCGGTGCTTGAGCGGTTCTTGCCGAGCGAGGCGTCGGGATCGGTCTGCGCGTCCCCGTCGCTGCTCGCGCCGGTATGGTAGAAGCGGAGACTGTCTGCGTGCGTCTTTTCGTCTGGCATGGCTCTCTCCTCAAGCGGCGGACACGGTTACCTTGCGCGTGCCGTCGGCGTATGCGTAATCCACGTCCGGGGGATCGGGCCGCCGGACCATCAGGCAGGTGAAGCTCGCCGGCGTGCCGTCGTTGCCGTTGGTGCCCATCGGAACGATCCGGAACTGGTGCTCGGTGACGTCTTCCAGGAAGCGCGATCGCCACTGGTAGTAGCCGCGGCCGGCCTCGTCGACCTGCCCGCGTTCGACCCACTCCCCTCCGTAGTACTCCTCCAGCCGGTAGTAGTCGACTCCGTCGCCCGCGTCGTACCAGTTGAGGGTCAGCCGCCCCGGCCACGCGTCGCTCTGAACCTCGTCGGCATCGTCGAATACGTCCACCACCAGGACCTCGCCGGGGTCCAGGGCGAAGTCCATCCAGGTCGCGGCGGTGGTGGCGACCAGCGCGCCGTCCTTCCACACGTAGAACACCGGGTCGCCCAGGTCGCTGGACCAGGACAGCCGCACGGTGTGCGCGTCGAGCCAGACGGGCGCGTTCATGGTCACCGCCATCAGCTCAGCTCCGTTACCTGCAGCTGCCAGACGGCGCGCACCAGGTAGTTCGAACCCGCCTCACACAGTCCCCCGCTGGCCCCCTTGATTTCCTCGGCCAGCGACACGTCCACGTCGATGACCGCGACGTAGTCCGTCTGGTTGGCGTGATCGTCTACCACGGTGACCAGCGTGCCCTTCAAGGCCTCGTAGGCCAGCGCCAGGGCCTCGGCGTTCGCCTCGGTGTCGATGTCGCGCAGCGAGGCCAGGGTCGAAACCGGCGCGCGCTTGCCGGCCTTCTTGTAGGCCTGGCCGTCCACGTTCGGGCGGGTGATCTCGGCCAGGCGCTCCCCCAGCCCGCGCAGCCGGCCGCGCAGGGAGATGAAGTCGTAACTGCCGATAGATGCGCTCATCACTCACCGCCTGCGTTGGGGTCCGACCGCTTGGGCGTGACTTCGACCTTGACGTCGTAGTTGCCGGACACCTGGCGCTTGACCTCGAAGAACTTCTGGCGCTCGCCCTTCGTGCCCCAGGAGCTCATCGCCCCCTCGTCGCCGAAGAGATAGCGGTCGCTGCGGCGGACCACATCGCTCAAGCCGGCGATGAACTCGCCGTACTCCGCCTCGTCGTAGGCCCGGGCCTTCTCGAAGGTCGCCTCGGAGACATTGCGCAGCGCGCCCTTGCGCGTTTCGCCGATCTCGCGCCTGGCCCGCGCGGCACGCGCCGCCCGCGCGACCTCTATCTCGGGGATCGCCTCGCGACTGCTGATGATCCTCCCCGCGAGATTCGTATGCTCGGCCACCGCCTGCGCCCCGGTGATCTCGTCGAGTTGGGGGATGCTGCGCATCAGCACGTCGGCCGCTATCGAGGCCTCCTGCCTGCCCCCCAGGAACTTCAGGAGTTTGCGGCCGGAAAGCCCCTTGGCCTTGAGCTTCTCGAGCGACCCCTTGAGCCCCAGGCCCTCGAACCCGCCCTTCTTCTGCAGCTGCTTGAGGAGCGCCGCCACGGTGGTACCACCCTCCTCGGCGCTGCCCCTGGCCGTAGCCATGATCGCCGTCGCCGCGAGCAGCTCCTCGTCGCTGCCGCCTATCGCGCGGATGCCCTGCCCGCCTCGCGACGCCGCGGTCAGCAGGGCCTCGGCGCTGGCCGGGGAGTACTTCGAGGCCGCGAAGGCCTTGGACACGATCTGCGAGAACCCGCCGGTCTCCTTCGCGCCCACGCTCTTGCGCATCGTCGCCGCCGCGCGCGCCATGGCCGCGGGGTCTTCCACGATGCCATAGAGCCGCGAGAAGAACTGCCGGCCGCCGAGGGCGCCGGCGCTCTCCAGGGCGAAGACCTGCTTGGCCGCCGCGTCCAGGCTGGAAGCGCCGCCTTCCGCGTAAGTCTTGCGGGCCGCGCCGATCAGCTGCTGCAGCCGGGCCTTGTTGCCGCCGGCGAGCTGGGCCAGCGAGCTCAGCCCGCTCTCGGACGCCAGGCCCCGGGCGCCGGCCTCCTCGCGAGCCTTGTTGACCTCGGCGAGGATCTTCTTGAGCCCGCTGGCGGCCGTGGCGATGATCCCGATGCGCGCGGCGAATGAACTCAGCTGGCCCATGCCGCGGGAGCCGAAAGCCTCGTCCCGGCTCTTGCCGGCGTCGCGCAGGCTCCTGGCCGCGCGGTCGGATGAGCGCGCCGTCTCAGCGCTGCCCTTGTTGAACTCGGAGATCAGCTGACGCTGTTTGTCGATGACCTTCTGCTGCTCGCGCAGCACCTTCTGAGCGTCGCCGCTGAACTGTACGGGTACCTTGGCCACGTTCAGCCCTCTCCGAAGATCCTGCTGGCCTCAGCCAGCTCGGTCACACTCGGCCGGTAGTCCGGCCTCAGCCCCCGCCACCAGGCTTCGAGCCCGGCGCGGCGGGAGTTTTTTTTTGCAGCATCGCCATGGTCGGCAGGTCGATCAGGCTGCCGATGACCGCCGCCTGCGTCCCGGTGGCGAACAGGCCCAGCAGGCTTATCTCCGCCGGGCCCACGCGATAGTTGCAGCAGAGCGCCTGCGCAGCCAGGTCGCACTCCTCGCTGAGAAGCATGGCCATGTCGCCGTGGCCCTCGACTCCCAGGAGCTGGTCGAACGCCCGGCAGGCCGCCTCCCACAGCCGGCGGTACTGCGGCAGCACGTCCCCCGGGGTCCAGCTGGCGCCATCCCAGCTGAGCCTGCGCGGCAGGGCGGAGCCTCCGCCGAGTTCGCGCGCCACCGGCACCAGCCACTCCTGTCCGTCGGCCAGGCGGGTCATGTGCCCGCCGATCCGCTCGGCGCGGGCGAGTTCCGCCGGCGCCGGGCGGTTGTCGGGGTCGTAGCCCACCCACGCCGCAGAGTTCGGGATCTGCGTCCAGGTCTTCCTCCGGGTGGCGGCGTCGGCCAGCGGCGCCAGGCTGCCCTCGGCGAGCAGGAAGGCCGCGCCCGACTTGCCGTCGGGGCCGCTGCTCATGCCGACGTGCGCGAGCTTTTTGACGTAGGCGTAGCCCAGCCCGGCATCCAGCACGTTCTTCTCGCTGACCGCGCCCTTGCCCGGGAGGTAGTAGACCAGTCCGGCCACGGCGCTCAGCCCTCTATCCAGGCATCGAACTCGTCGGCGAGATTGGCGGAGGTGGCGGCGATTTCCTCGACCTCCTCGGGCCAGGCGAACTTCGCGCGCGCGAAGCTGTAAGCCGGCCCGTCGCCGACCTTCTGCACGAAGAGGCAGTTGGTCACCGTGCCGACGAGCGGCTTGAGGTCCTCGGCAACGGAGTTGCCGCGCCGGGCCATCCCGACTCCGACCACGATGGCCGGCCCTTTGCGGTGGTGGACCAGGCTCCCGATCACCGGCACTCCCTTGATCGATGTGACCTTGTCCTGGATCGCCTCTTCCGTCTTCTTCTTCGCCATGCTCGAAACTCCTTAAGAGATTGCGGTAGCGGTGTTGATGGCCAGCGAGGCCACCGGCGAGACGCCGGGCGTCCGCCAGGGGGTCATGCGCACGTTGATCATCTCGTCGCCGATCTCCTCCCAGTCGACGCGGCACTTGCCGAGGGTGAAGCCGATGTGCTGCGCGGTGCCGTCGGCAACGTAGGAGCCGCCCTCGTCCTTCTTGCGGAGGTAGGCGATGACCGTCTCGGCGGCGTAGTACTTGCCGTCCTCGGTGAGGGTGGACAGCGCGTCGATGTGCAGACCGCTGGCGGTGATGACCGGCATGATCGCCCCGATGTACGTCAGCGTGGGGTACAGGTCGCCGCCCGAGCTCTCGACCGCCACCTCGATGCCGAAGTCCAGCTGCATGTTGCGCAGGCCGTCGAAGTCGGTGCCGTTGAGGTCGATCGGTCCCATGCCCCACTCGGCGTCGGCCGCGGGGTCCACGCCGTCGGGCAGGTCGGCGGTCTCGCTGGAGACCACCGGGGCAGTGGTGCTTTCCTTGCGGGCCAGCGCCTCGGCGGACAGCACCGCCGTGCCCTGGTGGTCGATGGAGACGGTTCTCGGCACAAGGATGCCGTTGGCGATGGTCTCGGAGATGTGCACCGAGCCGTCGGCAGCGACGCGCGTACCCCCCTGCGCGATCTTCTGCCAGTAGGGCACCACGCCCGGGTGCGAGCCGTCGGCGTCGATGAGCATGCCCTCGGCGCCGCACTCGTCCAGGAAGGCCTTGAGATCCCGCGAGGAGAAGCGCAGCACCGGCGCCCCGCTGACCAGCGCACCGAACGTGCGGTACACCGCGCCGGCCGGCCCGCTCAGGCGGGTCTGCAGCTGGCTGTTGAGTCCCTGCGACTGCGTCTCGACGTAGACGGCGCCGCCCGACTGCGCGGTCTTGGTGTGGAGCTTGACGCCCCAGGGAAGGAACTTCTTGCTCAGTGACATCGAAAGCCCTCCTACGCGGAGACTCTGTGCCCCGCGGTCAGATCGCGCATGCCGCCGGCAGAGCCCACGGCACGCTGGATGAACCGGTCCATGATCTTGGCGATGAGTTCCATGTCCGCCTTGCTGACGGCGGTCAGCTCGGCGGCCTTGTCCGGCTGGTCGTGCAGCACGTAACGGGCCGGATCGGTCCCCGCATGATGGCTGCGCCGGCGCAGGTACCGGGCGGCCTTGCGCCCGCCGTACTTGCGGTACTTGAAGAGGTACTTCGGGCCGTGGATGTAGGCCTTGCCGCCGGCCTGGGTGACGCGGATGTCGGTAACGTTGGCCAGGGCCTCCGCACGCATCTTGCCGCTGAACACGTTCGGGTAGGTGTGGCCGAACTTCCGCAGCTTGCGGCGGTTGTATTTGATGTCGCGGGGCTTGTACTTGTACTCGGTCGCCCCGCGGTGCGTAAAGTGCTTGGGCAGGATGAACCGGAACCAGAAGCGGATGGCGTGCAGCCAGGCCGCGCGCAGGAGGTCGTTCCAGTCCCGGAGCGAAAGCCCGACCGAGTCGCGGGTGGTCTTGACCTCGACGTGCACCATCAGATGCTCCCGAAGACCACGCGGTAGGCCACCTGGTAGAAGTCGCCCACCAGCGCCCCGCCCGCGTTCTTCTTGGCCTGCTTCTCGTCGGTCTCCGGGCGCGCCGGCTGGTCCATCAGCTCGAACGCGCGAATGTCCAGGTACCCGGCCGTGCCGGCCAGTTCCTCCATGTCGGCCAGCACGCCGCCGACCCAGTTCTGGAACTTGATCGCCGCGGTACCGGCGTCGTCTTCGGAACTGACCGCCGCGCGGAGCACCAGCACCAGGTCGCCCTCGCCCTCGAACCAGTTGCGCGACCCGCCGGCCTCGGCCCGTCGGGCGTAGTTCGCCTCCCAGTCCACCACTGCGAAGTCCGCCTCCGGACCCGACACGGCCACGTAGTAGACCTTCTCGGCCGCCTCTTCCGCGTTGGCCGCGCCGACCCCACCCTGGAAGGTGGAGCTGGCCGCGACGGTGTCGCGCAGATACTTCAAGGGCAGGCTGAGGTGGCCGCTGGGGGTACTGCCCGCCGTTGGCGTGGCGAATGCGGGGTCGGACCAGTCGGAGGTCACCCCGGCGGACTTGACATAAACGATGAACTCGTAACCGGCCTCGTTAGTCAGCGACGGCACAGTGATGTCACCCGAGCCGGTACGCTTGAGCGACTCAGACTCGTCAGACCAGCCGTCGCCGCCCTTGCGGTAGCGGGCGTAGACCACATCGGTCGGATTGGGTGTGACAATGGTCAGCGTCGCCTGACCGTTGCCGGCGGTGGCGGACAGGCTGGTGACCGGGTCGGGATGGGCGCCCGTCGCAAGCGAACCCGTGGCCGCCTCGCCGAGGTGCAGATACTCGTGACCGTCCTCGACCTTGTTGGCGGTGATGGTGTTGCGGGCGGCTTCGTCGAATGTTCCGACAACCGCGTTGACCGTGTTCCCGGTCAGGATGATAGCCGCAGACGGCTGCGCGAATACGCCGCTGATCCCATCGTCCGCGTTGACCGCCGCACCGTATTCCTGGGTGTCGCCGTCGCTGTTGATCTGCACACGCAAACGGATGTATCGCTTGTTACCGGCCACCGCGCCCTTGTCGTTAAGCTGCGCCTTGGTCAACCATGAGCCATCGTAGCTGGCCGGGTCATCATCATAGCTGGTCTTGTACTTGAGATTCGTGCCGGCAAGCCCGGAGGGAAGATCGACGTTTGACCAGTCCAACCCATCGAACACCTGTCCCGCGCCAGCATCGGCCACAAATTCCATGTATTCGCCGCCGGTGTCATAACCGGAATACCAACGCCATTCCTTTATCTCGACCTTCTTGGCTGCGTTACTAGTTCTGCGCTGAATCAACCAGTACAAGGTCGCTGGGATATCCGCAGCGCCAAACAAGACCCCCAGGCTTGTTTCTGCCGGGTATGCGCCGCCCTGGACGGTCAGCTCAACCTTGCGTGGGTTGCCGTTGTAATCGTTCAATATGTATATTCGCAACGTGTACCATGTGGCTGCGTCGAACGCAAAGTCCGCGTACGACGAGACCGTTGCTCCTGTGTAGTACCCAGACAAAGAAAGATTGCTGGCCGTGGCTCTATATGCTCTTACGTCCGCGCTAGTGATTAAGGCATTGGCAGCGTCTATGCCGACCAGACTTGAGCCATCGAGAGCATCGCCGCGCTCTTTCCACTCAAAATAGCCTTGCGCTCTGGCCACTCCAACGGAACGTGCAATGCCATTAGCGCCCCAGTTGTCGTTACCATCTAGACTGACAACTCCTGCGGCAAGATTAACCTTTCCCCCGCTATCAGTTTCATCCCATGCGGACAGGTCGGCAAAGTCGTCAGATTCCACGAGCTGAAATTTCAGCCTCGCAATTAGCTCCTCAGCGCCGATGTAGTCGCGCGTAGCCCACTCCAGCTTGTCGGAGTCGGAAAGCGTCGGCGTGCCCCAAGGGATACGCGGCATTACTCTACCTCACCGGCAACTTCGGCACCGCGCCGACAAGCCCTATCTGCGAATCAAGCTCCAGTGCCCTCGCCCGCACACGGGAGCACTCGGATATGAAGTCATCCACCCAACTGGGCCACGCCGGTTCAGCCTCATCGGGTAACCAGACTTCGAATCCAAGCAAATCAGCCAGCTGGCGCGCATTCCGAATAGTTGGCTCAGTGCTCAGCGTCCCCAATAGCGCAGCCTTGTCGCCGCTGCCGGCAAGGATGCGGTTGCGGACACTGGTGCGCCAAGCGTCAAGGTCGGGTTTCTCGGGTTGCTCGGGCTCGGGTTCGTCGGCTGCGGCCTGCGCGGCCAGTAGCGCGTCTATCCAGGCGCGGAGCCTCAAGAGGTCGTCGCGCATCATGTCAGGTTACTCCCTCATTTCTCCCCCGGCCCCGGCCAGATGATGATCGCGATCACCAACAGGCCAACCCAACAGGGCACCACTATCCAGACGGGCGTGTTACTTGCCCCCGAAGTACTTCCACGCCAGAATCCCGCCGATGATCGCGGTCACCAGCAGCGGCGCGCCGACCGAGCCCACCAGGACGATCAGCAGCTTGTTGCCGAAGTCGAGGCGCTTCTCCTGCTGCTGGGTCTGCATGTCCACCGCGGCGAGGCGCACGTTGGCCTGGTTGAGTTCGTCGGCCTTCTTCTTCATGTACTCGCAGCTCTCGCGGAATTCGGTGCGCAGCTCCTGGCGGTGCGATTCGGCGGCCTCGCGGTCGGCCTTGATCAACCCCTCGATCCGCGAGAACCCGGCCTCGAGCGACTTCTGGCAGTGATCGCGACGCTCCTGGCAGATGGTCTCCGGCACGTTGTTCTCGGGCATGGGCTCACGCCCTCGCCAGCGTGTCGCGCAGCTGCTTGAGCTGCTCGCGGGTGAGGTTCTCGGTCTTCTTGAGTTCCTCCAGGAAGGCCTCGATCTTCTCCCGGGGCTCGGCGCTGCCGACCTCCTGGAGTTTGTTGCCCAGCTTGTCGGCGACCCGTGAAGTAACCGCGAAGCCCTCCCGCACCTCGGTCCACTCGGCCTTGAGCTTCTTCCAGTTCTTCGCCACGTAGTAGACGACGGCGATGCCGAAGGCGGCCAGGACCGCCAGCGCGATGAGGAAGCCCCCCAGGCCCATGCGCGGGGCGATCTCGCGCGCAAAGAAGAAGCACAACATCGCCACGCCCACGCAGGCGACGACGCCAATGGCCGCGCGCCACTTGACCGGCGTGAAGATCCCCACGAAGACCAGCACCACCGCCAGGGCCAAGAGGCCGATCCCCAGCGCGCGGGCGTAGGCCTGCAGCTTCTCTATCTCCTTCTGCTCGATCAGCGATTCCTTGACCTTGATCCGGGCCTTGAGATCGCGGACCTCGGTGCGGAGTTCGTCGGCGCTCTTTTCGCTGTCGGGCTTCTCGTCGTGAACGGCCGGCTGGTTACCGCGGCGCACCGGCGGCGCACAGGAGACCGCCACGAGCGCGACGCTCGCGGCGGTGATCGCCAATGCGATGTAGATGGTCGCGCGCACGGTTACCTCCTTATGCGGTGACCCTCTCTGACGATTTCCAGTTCGTCGGCGGCCACCAGCTGCACCTCGACGAATGGCACGGTTTCCAGGACCTCCTCGCAGGCGTAGATCGTGCCGGCGATCTTGTAGGCGTCGCGGGTGTCGGGGCTGGTGACGGTGCCGTCGAGAATCGCGAGAATGCCCCGCTGCATCTGCTGCTGGCCGTCGCTGAAGCGCAGCTCGGCAACGCGCCCCGGGTTCCAGGTGACACTCGAAAGCGTGACCTTGTTGGCCTCGACGCCGAGGGGCCAGTACTCAGCCGAGACCGTGTCGGCGATCTCCGACGCGGCCTCGGCGAGTTCGGAGTCGGCGAAGGTGCCCACGGCGAGTGCGCTCCCGGCGCTACTCGCCCGCGGCTACGAGCCCGAGAACCTGCTCGTGGGTCACCCAGGTGTCCGGCGCGTCCTCTACGTCGAGGTACACCCGCGTCTTGGTCACCTTGGAGACCTCGCAGACCAGGCTCTCACCATCGCGTTCGAAGGCCATGGCCTTGCCGACGATGGCCTCGCGCAACTGCTTGAGGTCCTCGGCCTGCACCGCGCGCACCTCGACGCCCTCGATCAGCGGCCTGATCTTGCCCTTGAAGGGCTCGGCGGCCGCCAGCACCGCCACGACCTCGGCGGGCTCGGGGGCCTTGAGCTTCTCGAGCTCTACGCCCCAGTGGTAGCCGCACCCCTGGCAGGTTACGCCCTGCCAGGTCTTCTCGCGCAGGCGGTACTTGCGCGGGAGTACCTCGAGCTCGGAGCTGTCGCACTCCGGGCATTTGAGATTTGGATTCATCGGGACCTCCACGGTCAATGGTCAAGAGAAGACGGGAGGGCGCGCCGGAGTTTCGGTCGCGCCCTCCCGGTGTCCAGGACGCGACTAGAGCGCGATGAACTCGACGAAGGCCTTGATCTTGCCGGCCGGAGACCCGCCGCTGGTCGCCTGGGTCACGATGGCGTCGACGTACTCGCCGGCCGCCACCACCTTGGCCGCGTCGCCGGTCGAGGCTTCGTGCGCGAAGTAACCCTCGATTATGTCGTTCTCCGCGTCGGCCGCGGCGTCCGAGGCGGTCAGGGTAGCCAGCGAGTTGTTCGACTCGTCGGAAACGGTGACCACGCCCTGGTCCTCGCCGCTGCCGGCCATCACCTCGGTGACCAGCCCGAAGATCGCGGTGATCACCAGGCCGTTGGGGTTGAGGTACGCGGGGATGAGCACGTGCGCGGCAGCGTCCTTAGTGGTCTCGCAGTCGAACTCGCTGAAGACGCACTTGCGGCCGTCGAAGATGTCCCGGTTGAGGATCACCAGCACGTGCGTGGCGTCGGCGGCGGCGGCCTCGAAGCAACGGCCGACGTAGAAGTCGCCGTCGTCGGGCAGATCGGTGGCCGCGCCGGAGCTGGCCGTGCCGCCGTAAGGGCTGCCGTCGTTGTCGAAGAACACGCGGTCCCCGACGGCCATGGCCAGGTTCGCCTTCTCGATCCGGGCGATGCCCTCCACCGCCGCCGCGCCCAGCACGTTCGCGGCGATGTCGTTCAGTACGATCCCCGTCCGGCCGTCGGGGAGTTGGACCACCGCCCCGCCGCTCTTGGCGGCAGTCGGCGTGTAGTCCACCACGTCGCCGGTCTGGTAGATCTTGCCCTTGGGTTTCGACATTTCAGATTCCTCCTGCAAAGACTCGAAAGTTCGTCAGTTCGTCGTGTTTCGGTGGGGGGCGGCACTCAGGCCGCCCCCCTCGTCATCGTCATGCCGCTAGGCAGCTCCCTTGCTCATGACCGCGCCGCGCGGATCCTGCTGGGCCACGCCGAAGTCCCAGTAGCAGCGCATCCCGAGCCCCAGCTGGTCCGGGGGCGGGGCGACCTGCTCGATGGTCGGGGCGTCGGCGCCATTGAGGTACGCGACCTCGAAGGCGGCCAGCAGCGCCGGATCGGCGAACAGGTACCAGGCCAGCGAGCTGGCCGAGGCGTGGAAGCTGGTGTTGCCCAGGTACGGCGAGCTGAGCGGCTGGTACTTGCTGCGGTGGATGTTGTTGTCCAGCGCCTCGGCGTCCGTGGTCCCGGTGAGGATCAGCTTCTCCGAGGTGTAGAGCCGCTCGGCCGCCACGCGCAGCGCGGTGGGCACCAGCAGGTACATGCCCTCGACCATGATGGGGTGCCCCTCGGGGTCGGTCTGGTCTTCCAGCGCCGCCTCGGCCAGGCCCAGACCGGTGGTCGTGAGCGTGGTGGTGGAGCCGGAGATGTAGTTGTTGTTCCCGCTGACGAAGAAGCTGCTGGTGTTGTCGAGGATCAGGGTGAAGCCCGCGCGCTCGCGCGCCAGGAACGCCCCCAGCCCCAGGAGCTCGGGCAGCTGCAGGAAGGCGCCGAGGTCGTCGTTCACGATCATCTTGCGGGTCAGGTAGAAGATCACGCCCTCGGTGTCGGCCTGCACGCTGAACGCCTGCTCGTCCAGGACGCCGGTCTTGAGCTCGCCGCCAGCCCCGAGCGACTGCAGAACCATGTCGCCGTTGAGCCGGAAGCGGTTGTGCGCCTTGAAGTCGCTGACCGTTCCGCGCTTGAAGATCTTGACGATCACGCTCTCGCGGCGCTGGAAGGCGCTGAGCATGACCTTGTGGGAGGCGTCGCCGAGGATGTTCGGCAGCGAGACGGACGTGGCCGCCGCGCGGATCCACTCGTTCGACTTCTGCGAGTGGCGGGGCAGGATCACCCCGTCCAGGGCCGCGGCCTCGGCCATCAGACCGCGCAGGGTGATGCCGCGCAGCTTGTGGGCCGCGTCCAGGTCCTGCTCGCTGAAGCCCGCCTCCAGCTCCTTTAGCGGCACGCCGGCCTGCATGCAGGCCGCGGCCGACAGGCTGCCCCGGCCGGTGCCGCCGTCCGGCACCAGGATCGCCGGCCCGGTGGCCGGCATGGCGTCGTAGGAGGCCTTCAGGAGTTCGCTGTTGACCGCCTCGACGCTCAGGCCATCCTGGATGGCCTTGGAACGCAGGCTCTCGACCTTCTTGACCATGACCTCCCCCTTGCACCAGCCGGCGGCCAGCGCCGAAGTGCACGCGGCCTCGATGGCGCCGACACGGGCGCGGTCGGCCTTGATCGCGTCCTCGGCGATTGCCTTGGGGTCGACGGGCTCATCGGCGGGCTGGCCCTGGACGGGCGCGGCCGGAGTGCCGGTCGCCGGGGCGGGCTTGGGCTCGCCTACCGGCTGGGCCACGGGCGCGGGCGGCTTGGCCGCGTCGGAGTCGAAGGCCTTGGCGAGCAGGGCCTTCTCCTCGTCGCTCAGTTCCTCGGGGTTGTAGCCGTGTGCTCTCAACCACTGCTCGAATTTCATCTGTTTCCCTCCAGAAAAAGTCGCGGCTATCGTGCCGCTCGTGGTTTTGTCCGCGCCAAGCGGCACGAAGCTGATCTCTCGGATCTCGCTCTTGCGGACCACAATGATCGGGCCGGAAACGTTCCGGCCGTTTACCTTCACACTGGCCCCCGCCTGGACTTCCTCGAGCACCAGGCTCTCGGCCGGCGCGCCGATGCTGGTCTGCCAAGGGAAGCCGTTCTTGGCGGTGGAGACTACTTCCTGCGCGGCCGGGCCGGTGCCGCTGATCACGCCCTCGGCGATGATCCGCTGACCCTGCCTGCGCCCGTCGCCGTGGCCGACGATTTGCCCGGGGTCGTGATCCTTGAAGGCGCGAATGGGATTGGCGAAGGTCACGCCGTCGAGGTCAACGATCACCGACCCGTAGTAGCCCAGGTTCATCTGGCGGCCGTTGTAGGCCACCATCTTGAAGCGCGGCAGCCGGGCGTCGCCATCGCCCTCGGGCTCGACGGCCTGCAGCAGCTCCACGCTGCCGGCACCGCCGCGGAACCGCAGCGGGCGATCGGCGCTGGACGCGGCGGCGCGCTGGCCAGGCCCGGGCCGCTCGGCCCGGCGCATCTGACCACCGCACTCCGGGCAGCTCACCTCATTGCAATGCTCGCTCGTCTTCAGGATGTGACCGCAATCCAGACACTCGCAGTTATAGGTCTGGGCGGCGGCGATGATGTCCCGAAGTTCTAAGTCCTTCATGCCTCTCTCCTCACGCGGCCATGGGCGCAGCCAGGTGGTCGGCCAGGTGGTCGGCGATCATCCAGGCCAGCTGGTTAAGCTGGGCCGCCGCCGGCGCACCGGCCTCGCCGGTCGGGTCCTTGGGCAGCAGGCCGTCTTCGCGGAGCTTCCTGACCTCGCGGGCCAGGCGCTCGTGGCCCTCCTCGGAGCTCATGCCCTGCTCGGCCCACTCGATGGCGTAGGTGGTGGTGCGGTTCTGCAGGCGCAGCGCCTGGGCCATGGCTTCCTTGTAGGGGTCCACGTGCTTGATGCCGTCGAAGTGCCAGGTGTGCGGCTCGGCGAAGCCGGGGTACCAGCTCTTGGAGCGCAGCGCGCCGGGCGTGAACTGGTAGACGTCGTTCCACCGGCGGTAGATGGTGCTGAGGTCCAGCCCCAGTTCGTACTGGTCAATCGAGATGCGCTTGAAGAAGGCCTGGTGGTCCAGGCGACCCGAGGCGTAGTTGTAGCCGCTGCTGTCGCCCAGGGCGATATTCAGCGGCATCATGATGCAGCGCGCGACCTCGTTGAGGACCTCGCGCTTGAACTCTTTGTACGTGGTCGCCGGCTGCTGGGGGTTCATCTGCTTCATTTCCCAGCCGGCCGGCAGGGTCAGCCCGCTGCCGTACTCCAGGTCGATCACGTCCATCGGGTCGATGGTCACCGGCTCGGCGTTCGCCCCGGTGCTCTGGAGGATGAAGCTGTAGGCGCTGGCCGTCTCGGCGGCGGTCAGTACCGCGAGCGAATAGCGCCGCAGCATGGCGCCGAGGTTGAGCACGGGGGCCAGCTCGGTGACGCCGCGCTTCTGCCCCGGGCGAGTGCGCCGGAAACGGTGAATGACCTGGTCGGCGGCGTAGGGCGTATAGCTACGCCTGCCGGCCGCCCCGAATGCCGCGGCGGACATCGTGCCCCCGGGGTGGTCGTCGAGGATGTCGTACGAGATCGGGTTGCCGACCTCGTCGTACTCGATGCCGTCGGCGTAGCGCTTGCGGCGCAGCTTGTCCATCTGCCCGGTGAGCCGGTCGGGCTCGATGAGAATGACGTCCATCTTGACCGGGCTGCGCAGGCGCGGGTTGTGGACCAGCACCCATATGGCCTCGCCGCTCTCGACCATCTGGACCTCGCTGAGCCGGGCCTTCTCGCCGAGGCGAATCTCGTCGGCCCAGTCGCGGAAGATGCGCTCTTTCGTCCGGTCGTACTGCTCGTCGTCGGTGTCGATCTGCAGCCGCGGGCAGCGCCCGACTGTGAAGTAGGCCTTGGTGTCGACCATCCCGCGGAAGTAGCTGTTGTTGCGGATCTCGTAGCGCGCGCGGTTGCGCAGCGTCGCGCGGATCGCCGGGGTGGCCTCGGCCTCGGCGCTGCGGCCGGTGGCCTCGGTCCAGATGTTCCTGGTCTGGTTGCCGGAGCGCGCGGCGTCGTAGCTGGCCCGCGCCGGCATGCGGGCAACACGCTGCAGCGGCCGGCCGAACTCGTTGAGGATCTTCGCCTGGGAGGCCTGCACTGGCGCCGGCAGGTAGAAGGGGTTCTCCATCTTCGCGCGGTCGACGGGGACGATGGCCAGAGTCATCAGTCCTGTCCCCCGGTGGTGACCGTGCCGCCCAGGTGTATGGGAGAAGTGCGCAGCCCGCGCGGAGCGGTGCTGGCGGTGCGTAGCGCCTGGCGCTGGTAGTAGTCGCGCATCTCGCGCAGGTCGCCGAGATCGTGCTTCGTGAAGCTGCGGCCGTTGACGTTCACACTCTCGAACTGGCTGCCGAGAATGCTCTCGATAGCTTCGTCGATGAGGGTGACCATCTCGGACGCCGTTTTTGCCATGCTCGATAATCGACGGCACCGACGGCGGCATTTAGGCGTTGGGGGTTATATCGCGGCGAAGCGCAGTATACTGCGGTTTATATCACTGGGGCGGCCCGAACCGCCAGAATCGCGCCGCCGCGCGAAAAACGGGGATACGCATTTTTTGCGGGATTTTGCGTTGACTCCCCGCAAAATTTGCGTATATTATAGGTGGACGCAGTGAGGAGGATACGAGATGACCGGCAGACCTGACAATGACGCCCGCTACGACGACAGTCGCGAGACAGCCGCCACTGATCATGGAGACGTGGCCGCAAATCGCCGCGATGCCTGGACCATGACGCCGGCGCACCGCGCGGAATCCAAGGCGGCGATGACCAAGTACGACGCCGAGTTGGCTTGGTGCGCGCTCAACCGTAAGCACGCCGGCCCTAACAAGCCTGCGGATGTGCAGGTCGAGCTGGATCGCTTGGCCGCGATTGCGTGGCCGGCATGAGCACCATAACCGTTGATACCAAGGCTGGCCGCAAATACTGGGGCCGGTCGCCATTGCCGCAGGGCGCGCTGCTCTGCGGGACAGTCGGCACGCAGGCGCTGCTCTGGCTGCCGACCGGATGGTGGTGCGGCGGCGGCGGGGTGCTGAGCAGCCTCGACCAGCGCGAGGCGCAGCGCGGCTGGCTGCAGGCGCTACGCGATCTGCGCGGCTGGGAACTGCTGCCTGATGGGGTCTCGCCGCGCACATGGGAGGGCTGGGAGGGCGGGCGCAACATCCCCGCGCACCACCTCTATGCGCTGTGGACATCGCTGCAGGACTGAGCGCCGGCGCTAGCCTATCTCGTCCTGGCGGGTCATTTCGACGGTGTTCCATCGCCGTCCGCAGCTGAGGCATTCCCGGCGACGGATCACCCGGCCTGGCATCGCGCGCTTGCGGATAGGCACCGTGCGCATCCCACCGCAACCCGGACAGGCGATACCCACGCCCTCTTCCTCTGGCGCGCCCCGCTGTTCGCCGCGCACCACCGGGGCGCCGCAATGCCGGCACCTGCCGCCGTCGATGTGCCGGCATCCGCAGGCACGGCAGCGCAGCACGTCGCTCTCGTCGCGGTTCTGGAGATCGCTCAACCGCAGCGCCATGCTCAGCGCCTCCGGTTCTTCTGGATGTCGGAGAGCCGCGTGCTTCCGCCCGGTGCAGCGCGCCCGGCTTCGAGATACAGCCGGAAGCGCCAGGCCGCCGCCAGGCACATCACCGCGCAGTCGAGGCCGTGGTTCTCGCCGCGCTTCTCGAAGTCCTCGCTGCCGTCGGGACTGGTCACGCGCTCCTCCGCCATCATCTGGCGCATGTAGATCTCGCGGAGGTCCGCCGGCAGCCATAGGCCCCCGACCTCCCCGGGGCGCGCCAGGCGCGCGTAGAAGTCCTTCTTGAAGAACCACGGATTGAAGACATGCAGCTCGAGCCGGTGTTTGAGCTTGTAGCCCGTGCGCGTCACGTCGTAGGTCTTGCCGCTGAAGTTCAGCGGCGGGAACTGCGCGCGGTTCGATCCGCCCTTCGACGGGTGGAAGATGCGCGAGCCGTGCGCATCGTTCCAGTTGGCGCAGCGCTCGATGACCTCGGCCTCGTTCACGTTCTCGTCGGGGTCGTTGTCCTGGCGCTTGTACCAGCCGGAGTCCATCAGCGCGATGCCCGCGCCGTCGCCCACCGCCAGGCTGCCGAGGGCCTTGTCGTGTGTCAGTACCGGGTAATCGCGGGTGACCGCCCGGTAGACCCGCTGCCAGGCATCCTCGCCGCTGGCGGCCACGTCCTCGCGCCCGGCGTCGATCAGCCAACCGGTGAAGCCCGCGCCCCAGCCCCACACCATCCAGTACTGCATCGCCTTGTGCACGTCGATCCCCGCGGTGAGGAACCGCGCGCCCTCGGGTACCTGGCCGCAGAGCCGGCCGGCGCGCTTGCGCGTGACCATGAACTCGTACGTGGGGCGGTCGCCCTTCTGGCGATAGGTGCGGCCCAGCCAGGAATTGACGAAGTTCTGTTCCAGTTCGCTCTTGCCTTCGCTCTGCAGCCACTCCCGGGCGATGCGCGAGAATGACAGCTGCGAACTCAGAACCGCCCACAGGTGCACGCCCACGTGGCCGCGCGGCGCACCCCCGCCGATCACCCGCCACTCGCCGCCGGCAATGATGCGGTCCTTCTGCTGCTCGGTCCACCTGCGCTCGCACTTGCCGCACTCATACCAGGCCAGGCCCTGCACGTCGATCTCCTCGGGGGTGTTGAGCGCGTGACCGCGTTCGTCCTTCGGCCAGTTGATGCGGCCGGCCGGGCCGGGCACCCGGATATGAACCTCCTCGCCCTTGACCTCGCGAGTGATTACCTCGGGCTCGCCGTCCCAGTAGAGCGCCTGGATGGTCTTGCAGTGGGGACACTTCACGAAGTAGCGCATCTGGCAGGGCGCGGCGTTCATCTCCCGGAAGGCGTAGCCGCTTTCCGTGCTGGGGGTGGTGCCCTTGACGTGCAACTTGTCGCGCCACCAGCGCAGGCGCTCGGCGCCCAGCTTGATCGGGTCGGCCTCCTGCTGCGCGCGCTTGGGGTACTTCTCGAACTCGTCGTTGATCACGACGGGGACGGAGATCTCGCCGAGGTCCGTGGGCGAGCCCGCGCCGGCGAAGCGGATCAGCGCGCCGTTGGCGAAGTCCACCTGCGACTCGCGCCGGCCGCGTCCCCGGGGCGCCAGGTGCGCGATCTTCGATGAGGCGTCGAGCACAGGCTGCACGCGCGTGGTGTTGAAGCGCCTGGCCGCCGGGTCCTTGGGCTCGACCAGCAGCACCCGCGCCCGGCGATAGACGGCCGTGAAGAGCGACAGTATCACCAGCATCAGCGACCAGCCCACCTGCGTGCTCTTGACCATCGTGACCTCGACCACGTCAGGGTTGCTGAAGAGGTCCAGGACGCCGCGCATGTACGGCGAGTAGTCCAGGTCCAGCCGGCCGGGGATCGGCTCGGTCTCCGGCAGTTCGATGTGATCCTCGGCCCACTCGGCCAGCGACAGCTCGGGCGTGGGCTCGAGCGCCGCGCGCGCGCAGGAGTGGTACCGCCGCTCGCGTTCCTCCAGATCGGCGGCGTCCCAAACGGCGGGGACGGAGTGGGCGGAGGGGGTCAATCAGAACCCCTCCCAATCCGGACAGTCAACCGTCTGGCCGGCGAGCTCGTGGTGGCAGTCGCCCAGGAACTGGATCCGGCCGTCGCGCATGAAGAGATGGCAGCGGCTCTCAGGCTCGCTGCCGTTAACCAGCAGTGACGGCTTGAACGTCGGCCGCTCAAGGTCGCCGTTGAACTCCCACACCGGTCCCGGATTGCCCGCATGATTCTTGTGGGGCATCGTGTAGAAGCCGTGGGCGCAGCCGCAGCCCGGGCACCCGAACATGTAGAGGCCGCTGGCTTCGTGGGCAAGATGCAGTTTCGGCATGGTCAGTTCTCCTCTTGCGAGTGAAACATGTCGCCTGTTATCGGACCTTGGCGAACAACTCGCACCAGCCATTTTCGCTACAGACCTGCGGGCGGTCCTTGTCGGCCATGCAAAGGTGCCCCAGCGGCGTACTGCATACGCACTCGTCGTAGCTGCCGCCCCGCGATAGAACATAGGAACACGAGTTGTAGTAGGTCGTGAAGTGCTTGCAGTTTTGGCAACGCTCGGGACGCTCGGTACACTTGCGTTTCTTCTTAGCCATCACTCACCCCCGTCCCCGCGCTCGGCCTTGCGGCCGCCTTCTTCGGATACGACCCTAGCCCACTCAGCTACCGCAGACGCCAATCTGTGGCAACCATCAAAGTGACCAATCACCCGCATGGCCGCAGACGCCAGTTCGCAACCTGCACTGCGAAGCTGGCTATAGTCTTCAATGAGCTGTTGTGTACTGGCACTGTCGCTCACTTCCGGCGTCCCCGCCAAGTACGCCTTGATGGCGGCGCGGACAACAAACGGCCACTGGCAGTCATCGGGCATGTCACCAGCAAGGAACTCTTGAAACGCCAGGTCGGCAGCATTTGCCGCACGCTCAATCGCTTCGTCCATCACTGCTTCCCCGCTCACGGCTTCCTCTGGCTCGTTAGCCCCGTCTGCGTCATACCCAATATGTACGGCCATCACTCACCCCCGTCCCCGCGCTCGGCCTTGTGTTTCGCCAAGAAGAATTGACCTAGTATAGTTGGCCCGTCAATTGTGTCGGGCGGTTCGCCGTTGCTCTCGTAGCTCGGACAGTTGGGGTTGCAGGTGCCGATGGTGGGATTCTCTACCGGACAATCGGCGCAGTAATGCTTGCAGCTCCGTTCTCCCCAGCTCACTTCTCACCCCCGCCCCGGCGCTCGGCCCTTAGCTCCGCATCGCACGCATCCCATCCTGCCCGCTCTATCTCATCAATGCCGCACGCGTTTCGGCTCTTGCCATCGTATCGCTTCCAGTAGCCGATGTCGTAGGGTTAATCTCACACTCGGGCGTTCTGTAGCCTTCCACGGCGTCATAACCGCTCTCAGCGTCCATCACGCACCTCCTTCCTCTAGCGGGAATACCTCTACCTTCCGTCCATCGCGCAGAATCACCACCGGATTTGCTTCGCCATGACCGCAACAACTCCATCTGGTTTCCAATCCTGCGTTGTTCAGCGCCTTTACCAGCGAAACCATGCACCAGTCAATTTCCGCGTATTCCCAAGGCACCCCGCCAGAACGCTTGATTTCGATTCTCACTGGCGGATGACCACACTTGGGACACTTCGGGCTGCCCGATACAATTCTAACGCTCATCATCTTCCCCTTTGCCAACGCAACGTAAGAATCCCCACGGGCCGCGCCTCGCCGTCGCCGGCTCCACCCTATCCAGGGCGCGGTCCAGGACCTCGACCGCCGCCTCGCGGTCGCCGCGCTCGGTGCTGTAGCGCAGCATGGCCCACACGCTGCGCCAGAATTCCCCGCATTCGTTTTCCTTGATCCGCTGCAGACCTCCGCGGTAGTTGCGCCACACGTGCTCGAGTTCGCGAGCGGCCCGGACGCTGATGTCGGGCATGACCACCATGCGCGCCGCGAGATCGTCGAGCCCGTGCGAACGCAGCACCGCCACCCTGCCACGGAGGGTCTTGCGGGGATCATCCACGCCGGCGCTTCCTCTTCGGGCGGGTGTCCTCAAGCAGTGAGGCCGTCCCGTCCGAGAACTCGCCGAGCAGCTTCTTCAGCTCCTTCGACAAATGCTTCTCCTGCGCCTTGGTCTTGGCCACCCGGCGCGGCCACGACTCCAGGCGGGCCTTGAAGCCGCCGAACAGCCTCCAGATCACCGACTCGAAGTGGTCCACCGGCGCGACATCGCCCTTGTGTTCCTGCAGCTTCAAGGCGTCGGCCTCCGCGGCGATCTGCCGGCGAACCTCCAGCGCGGTCACGTTGACTTCCTTCTGCTGCTCGTAGAGTTCGCGCTCGTGATCTTTCAGCCAGGGCACGCAGCGCGTGAGATCGTAGGTGCCGTCGGGGTTGCGGGGCATGCCCTTCTGCTCGTATCGCTTCACCTGTTGCCGCTTGACGTCCAGCACCCGGCAGAGTTCCACCTGGCTGGCGCCGGTGAGCACCTCCTCGCGCGCAGCAGCGGCGTGGCGCTTCTCGTAGCGGCGCACCGCGGCGATCTCCGCGCGGGTGAGCTTCTTGTCGAGAGCGCGCTTCTTGAGCGCATCCAGCGCCAGTTCGTTCTCGGCCTTCTCGGCGATGGACTTCTCAGCCACGGCTCACCCCGTTCCCGGCGACACGCTGCGCGGCGGTTTCTGCCGCAAAGCGATAGTAAGCCTTCTCCCAGTCAACACCGAAGCCCAGCGCGGTCACCAACCGGTGCACCGCCCGGTGACGGGCCCCGCACAACTCCTGCGATACCCGGCCGCAGTCGAAGCACTGCAGCCAGTAAACGCGCTCGGCGGGATCGTCGACGTCGAGGATCAGCACGTCCTGGTGCTTGTGCTTGCAGAGACTCATCGGCGACATCCCGCCCGGTACTTCCGGTACCATGCGTCCCACTCGACGGCCTGCTCGGGGGTGCCCCCGCCGGCGCGCAGCTCTTCGAGCACGGCGGCGGCTTCCGGCTTCACGCGCCGCCATGCCTCCAGCACCTGCAGCGCCCCGGGGTAGAGGAAGTCAAAGTCCCGCGTCCGCGGCGACCGGCCCTCGGTGGCGAGGTTCTTCATCAGGCCCATCAGGCTGCTCCCTCCAACTCGGCGGACTCGCGCCTGGAGATCTCGCGCAGCACCGGGCCACGCTTGCCCAGCGGCAGCCGGCCGGCGAGCTTGCGGAGTCGGCGGTACTTCCAGACGGCGCGATCGCGCTCGCGCTTCGCGAGCCGTTCGGCCCGGCAGGCCCGGGCCACCGCCGGCGCCGGCCGGAACGCCCCGCGCAGTATGCGCTTGGCCGCGTTGTGGTCGCCGAGCGTGCTCTCGCCACCGGTGGCCACCCCCCAGCGGAAGAAGGCATCGGGGCTGCGGCACTCCCGCCAGCGCGCCGCCTTGCCGAGCCAGGAGAGCACGCAGGCCTCGTCTCGGCCCTCGTGAAGCGCCTCGGCCACCAGGTGCGCCGAGACCCCCGAGCCGGACGCGGCTACCGCAAGGTGCGTGGGTAGATCCCGGCCGGTCAGGTCGGGGCCGGTTGAGTAAGTACGCGCGCGCGCGTGCGCGCACTTGGCTTGTAAGCCAGCGTCCAAAGAGCAACCCCCGTAGGTCTTGGGGTTACCCGTTCCTGTTCTCGTTCCAGTTCCAGTTCTAGGGCGACAACCTGCAGCGGATTGCTGCAAGTTGGTGCAGACTGCTGCAGAGGCCTCGGCGCCGGCGCCACGAGCACTCTCGGCAGCGTCGACAGAAGACACGTCGCCCGCGACACTTGCGTCCGGTAACGGCGCTCCGTCGCCACCCCCGTCGGGCAGCAGCTCAGCCTCGCGCAGCGCAGCGGAGTACTCCTCGGCCGGGGCGACCTCCAGGAGCCGCAGCCTCGCGCCCAGCAGCCGGGTCAGGGCCTCCTCGAAGATCCTGCAGGGCACCCGGGTCATGTCCGCGAGGTCCTGGGCGTCCAGCGGTACGCCGTGGCAGTCCACAAGGTAACCGCGCAGCGAGCGGTGTTCGACCGCGCTGGCCACACGCAGGATCAAGTCCCAGGCCAGCACATGCTCGTAGCCGTTAGGCTCGCCGCCGATCAGGTGCGCGTACTCCCGCGATGACAGGTTGTTGCTTACGGGCACCCACTTCAGCCGGGCGTAACGGCGCGTGCCGCTGCTCTCGTAGATGTCCTTCCAGTTGCGGATTCGGTAGACGGGTTTAGGCATGCTGAAGTACCTCCGGGAATTGGCTGTGCTCGTGACCGTCGAGGAACCGGCCGGCGCGCTTCTTGCCGACGCGGTAAGTGGCTGCAGCGCCATTGACATCTGGCTCCTGCGGTCTACGCTCTGCGCGGGTCATGCGAAGAAACTCGTCGAGATCCCGGTCGCCGAACTGCCCCCACGGGAGCCACTCGCCCCATTGTTTGAAGAAGAATGGCACGCCGGCACCACCGCATTGGTCGCGCAGTCCGCGAACCCAGTCGGGATGCATCGGCCTGGCACCAGGACCTGATTCGCCACCGGCAATGACCCAGTCGAGGGCGCGAAGGGCCTCGTATTCGTTGACGCTACCGCCGCGCTCAAGGTACTCCCGATAGGTCTCGCCAGAGGCGCATTCGCACCAGTTCGTCCATCGGAAGTTGATCGGACCCAATAGGGGCTCGGCGCTGATTCCCCTGCAGGCCGCAGGCACGGCCAGCAATTCCGGTATCCGCTTGTTTGCGGACTCCTGGTTCTCGACGCTGGCCAGCAGACACACGTGCGGCCAGCCCGGGCCCCAGTAGCTCGGCAGGCAGGACGCGATCCGTTCGGTGCGCTTCGTGGGGATGATGAAGCGCAGCTCCGGGTGCTGCCAGATGATCCCCCACGCGTCATCGCGCCAGGCGTCGGCCTCCTCGATGAAGAAGTCCGACCAGCTGCAGACGAAGACGCGCGTGTCGGCCGGCAGGCGCTTTGGCAGATTGAAGGTGCGGGAGCTGCTGCGCACCACCTTGCTGGGGTCCTGCCCGTACCGCTTCTTGTCGCGGTACATGTAGCAGTTCGCGCAGCCGGCCGAAACCTTCCGGCAGCCCTGCCACGGATTCCATGTGGCGTCGGTCCATTCGATTTTCGACTTGCTACCCATGACGCCTCCTGCAGCTGAGCTGCTTCGGCCTGCGCCGACGGCGCTGTCCGGCCTTGCGGTGCGACTTCGGGGCCGGCCGGGATCGGAAGCGCAGTCGGGTCACCTTCGCCTCTTGGCCTTTCGCCCCGTGAACTGCTCCCACCGGCGCACCACAACGTCGCAGCGGACCGGGTCCAGCTCGAGGCCAGCGAACGCCCTCCCCAGGCGTTCACATGCGATCAGCGTGGTGCCGCTGCCGGCGAAGCTGTCGAGCACCAGGTCGCCGGGGCGGCTGGAATTGCGCAGCGCACGCTCAACCATCACCACAGGCTTTTGCGTGGGGTGCAGGTACTCACCGGTCTCGCGATTGAGTCGCCAGAGGTCGGACACCTCACCGGAGAAGGTCAGCACCTGGCCTGTGGAGGCCCTCGCGAGTGTGACCATCACCGTCTCGACGCCGGAGCCGAACTCCAGCACCATGCCCTTGCCCTCGCGCCTGGCGATCACCGGGCGGTCGGGATCGAACTCCCAAACGTCGCCCTCGCCGCGCCCGCCGCGCCACGTGCGCCGCGATCGCGGAGGCTTCGTCCCGTAGAGCACCAGCTCGTGCGCGGGGCGGTAATCCTGACTGCCGAGGCCCGGGTAAGGCTTGGCCCACACGATCACGCGATGCTGCATCCCCAGCTTGCGCAGCTGGTGGTGCACGGTGGAGGCCTCGGTGCTGGACATGCACAGGTACCAGGTGCCGCCCGGGCGCAGCACGTCGAACATCCTCCCGGCCGACCCCAGGATGAGACGGACGAACGCCGCCTCTTTGAGCGAGTCGTTCATCAACCCGCCCAGCTTCTTGGAACGGTAGTCCATGTTGTACGGCGGGTCGGTGAACACAAGGTCAACCCGCTTGCCTGCGGTGACCCGAGCGACATCCTTCTCGGAGGTAGCATCGCCGCAGAAAACGCGGTGGTCGCCCATCTGCCAGAGGTCGCCGCGGCGGCTCGTGGGGCGCTTGGGCGCCGGCGGTACGGCGTCGGGATCGCGCCGGCCCTCGGCCGCGGGCTCGGCCGCAGCCGCGACCTCGTCCCGGAGCATCTCCAAGTGCAACAGCTCGGAGGCCTCGGCGCCGAGGTCCTCGCGCAGTTCGTCGATCAGCACCGCCACCTGCGCCGTGAAGTTGCCCTGGATGGCGCGATTGTTGAGCGTGATCGATATCGCCCTCGCCTCCGGCTCCGCAATGGAGACGACCACGCAGCGCGCCTTGCGCACGCCGGCAGCGACGAGCAGGTCCAGACGCTGGTGCCCGCTGACCAGCCACAGCTTCCGCCCCCGGCGGTTGACCACGATGGGCTCCACCAGGCCGAAGCGATCCAGCGATGCGCGCAGACCCGCGCGGGCCTCTGGCGAGATCTCCCGCGGATTCTCGGCCCACCTTTCGATGCAGGCCAGCTCCAACTCTTCGACGTTGACCAGATCCTTCACGTCACAATGTCGCTTCCCCCCAAGTCCACTACGCTCAAGTGATAGGCGGTCCTGACCGATACCACGGAAGTTTGCACACCCGGGGGCGCGTCTCACGGCGCGTCGGTCGATCAGCCCCAAGTCCCCGACCCCGGGAGGGCTGGCACCCTCCCGGCCCGGGCCTCCAAACAACGTCACGTCACACCCTAAATCGCATGCGCACCGCGAAAAACTGCGCGAGCTGCAATAT